ATAGCGTCGAGCACCCCCATCATCGCCGCCTTGGTGGCCGCAAGCTTGGCCGAGGCTTCCGCGGCGTCCTTGAGGGAACGCGAGTACTCATCCAGCCCGAACGCCGCGATGCCCGCAGTTACCCCCGTCTGGTGCAGCCGTCCGGCCAGCAGGTCCTCCTGCATGGCGGCGATGTCCGCATCTTCGGCGAGCTTCTCCAGGAGGGCGATCCGGTCCCGGTCAGCGGCGGCGGTGCCACCCTGGACCATTCCCTCTGCGGCCAGGGCTGCGGTGAGCGCCTGCTCAGCCTTGACGCGCCTGGTGGTCCAGGCCGTTGCTGCTGCCTGCTGCTTCGCGGCACGGTCCGCGGCTGCCGCGAGCGCTTCGTCCGCGGCAGCGAGTTCAGTGGTCTTTGCCGCCGCGCCGGCGAGAGCTTCCTCCTGCGCCTTGAGCATCACGCCCAGGTTCCGGGTGGCGGTATCAGCGCCTTTCTCGGCGGTTTCCAGGCGCTTCATCGAAGCGGTCACCTGGTCCACAACACGCGAGGAGTTGTTAAATTGACGGCGTTTAGCACGTAGGTGATCGTCGCCGCCTTAACCACCCCCCTCCTGATGCTGCAACCGGCAGCGGGAGCCGCCCCGCTTGCTGGAATTGCAGCCCCGGCACAAAGCTTGGAAGCCGGGCGGGAAGTTGTTTTCGATCAGCCAGCGGTAGAAGTGCACACCAAGCTTGTTCTTGCCAATTTGCTGACGGTGCTCAGTGCCGTTGCCGTCGATGTGGTCGATGGAGAGATTCTCCGTGGTCCCGCAGCAGGCGCAGGCTGTGCCGTAATGAGCGAAGACGCGCTCACGGAGCGAGCCGCGGTACTCTGCCACTTCTGCGAGACGCACCTCCCGGTGCCGTACGTACGAGGCGTGCTGCTGGGCACGGTCTTTCTCGCGGCCTTCACCGCCCCAGGATGCCCGAGCGTCGCGGCGGGCTGCGTTGATCGTTTCACGGTTAGCCGCCCGGCGGGCACCCTCTGCCTCGATAAGGGCTTGCCGGTGCTTCAGGTAGTAACGCTGGTTGTACTCCCGGCGCTTATCATTGTCCATCAGGCCGCACCTCCATGCGGTCAAGGACCCGGGGCCACGGTGTATCAGCACCGCCCGGGTCCGTTCCATACCGGTCTCCTTATTGCAGTCCCCGCGTCAGGGGGTTTCCACCACTCGATTGTGCCTTATCCAGTTCCTGCTGATATTGCAGCCAGGCCAGCCACATGGTCAGCTCCCGGCTGGAACACGAATCTAGGATTTCTTCGACGGGCCGGTGGAGCCGTTCTGCGAGTGTGAAGATGAACTGCCCCCACCAGTTTTGCCGAAATCCGCGACCATCTCATCAACATCCTCGTCGGACAGCCCGGACAGCTTTGCCGCGACAGCGTAGATGCGGTTCACCGCGGCGGCGGAATGCTCACCGAGTTCCTGTACGTCGCCGCTGGTGAACAGCCGGCTGCCCTCTTCGTCCACCACCGACCAGGAGACAAGCTTGGCCCGCATATTGGCGGTGTTCATCACCGCACGCCTGCCCCTGTGCTCAATCAGGGAGCCTTCGAACTCGTCCCGCTGACGGCCGGTCAGGCCCCTGACGAGAACCTCGCCACCCCATTCGGGCACCTCTACCTTCTCGGTATGGATGTCCTCTGCCTTGAGGATGGCTTCCCTGCTGAGCAGTGCCATGAGGCTCTCCTTATGCCGGTATTCCCCCTTTAGTGTCCAAGCTGCGGAACGGACAGTCAAGCTGACGGGCTATACTGTCGATATGACGAAGCCGAGTGACTACGCCGCCAGCCGAATCCGCGAAGTGCGCCGCCTCAGGGGCATGTCCGTGCCCGGCCTGGCTGAACAGTGCGCCAGCCTTGGTGTGCCCGGGATAACAAAGGCGGTCATCGAGAACATCGAGAACGGGCGCCGCGACGAGGCCGGCAAGCGCAGGCGGAATGTCACCGTGGATGAGCTGATGGTGATCGCCCTCGCACTGAACTGCCCGCCGCTGTATCTGCTCATTCCTCCCGACGACCAGGAAGACCTCTACCCCATCACCCCTGCCGAGGCACTGCCCCGCTTCGAGGTCGCCGCATGGTTCACCGGCACCGGGCCGATACTTCCCCGGATGGCCTCCGCGGGCGACACCCGGAAGTATTACGCCGAAATGCCCTACGAGGTCAGCTATCCAGCTCCCTGACGATCTGCTCGGCCGCTGCGTCCAGTGCCCGCCTGCTGGCCGGGCCGTACCAGGCGACGCCGCGCCAGAAGTAGGGATGGGGGGGCTGGCTTGTCCACCTGTCGGTGTCACCAAAAATTGGGTGCCGCCACGGGCCCTTCACGCCTTCCATGTACAGCGGGAGCGCCTTCTGGCCGTCAGGCATTCTCGACCCGTTGACCGCGACGCCTACCTGCACCTGCTCGCCCTGCGTCCACACCCAGGTTTCCACACAGCTGGCGATGCGCGCCCGCAGTCCCGGGGGCTGCCCGTAGGGGACCAGGCCCTTCGACGGGATGTTCATGATCGAGGCCCGCAGTGACGGCGCCAGGGGGAGCGCGGCGTTCGACAGCCGCCTCCGGCAGATCTTCGTGATCTGGTCGTTGTTCATCCGCTGGAGTTCGATGATGACCTTCTGCAGGGAAGCCATGAGGTCATGCTAGCCCGGCGAAGGTGACGCCCCCGTGAACTGGATATCAAGGACAGGATGGAGTTCTATCCCGTTCGGTGCCACACCAGTCTGCCCGTGCAAAGTGTCGAAGAAGCCCACACCGGTTATCACCACCGGCACGTTCGCGGTCTGCCAGTAGTCCCCGGGGGCGTACTTCGCGGTGAACTGCGCCCGTGCCTTCGTGATCCCGGCCAGGAACGGGCTGGTGCCATGCACACAGGCCGGGTCGGGGATTTCGGCGATCATGGTGTTCCCCTGGTTATCCCTCAGCACCAGGTGATAATCGGAGTCGGCTTCCTGCTTGTACTGCACCAAGGTCGCGCTCACCTTCCAGGCGGTGAATTCGGCGCTTCCTTCCAGGCGGCCCGCGTCCTGGCTGAACCCAGGCGGCACGGGAAAGCCGGTCAGGGCGGCAACCGTGGTGCTCTGGACATCGTTCAGGTTCACCCGCCCCGCGGCGGGATCGGTGCCGGTCTTCACGGCCCAGCGCTCTATGCCACAGTGCGGGGCACCGGCAGGCGCAGAGGCAACCGCCTCCCGGTTACCGGCCTCCGGTGCACTGCTGGCTGCGGATGAGCAGCCCGCAGCCAGCAGTGCCGCTGCGAGAGCGGCGGCAGCCCACCGCATTACGGGATGGTGATGTTCGTCGCAGGAAGCTTGGTTGCAGCAAAGCTGAACGTGGTCTTGCCCGGGTCCTCAACCGTGGAGTCCACAGCCTGCGCCATGACCCGCACCGGGAAAATGTCCATCTTCTGCCCGGCGACATCGCCTTCCCACAGCAGCACAACGAAACCGTTGATGTCACGGATAAGCAGCGTCCGGGCATCGTTGGAGTTCTGGCTGTTGTAGCAGGTGAGATCGTTCGTGGCGGAAGTCAGGCGGCCCGGCACCTGCGAGGTGAACCGGGACCCCATGTCCGGCACATCCACCGTGTTGGACGTGACCGACCAGCCGCTCATCGTCTCAATCTCGCCCGTAAGGTCGGTGCCAGCATTCAGCTCCGGCCGCGTCGGTGCAAGATAGTTGCCGATGGCGGGCACCCAGTACACGCGCCGGATACCTGGCGGGAAGTACCTGGTTGTCGGCGTCAATGGCGTGGCGACCATTTACTTCTCCTCCTTGCCCTTCCGCTGCGGCAGCTGCACCGCCGGAGCTTCACGGGCTGCCTTCTGCTGCTGCTGGGACTCGTCCCATTCCTCCCGGGTGACCCAGCCAGACTGCCGGTAGTGCGGTACGGACTCGGGAGGCACCTCAACGTACGCCTGAGTCTCCGGGTGGTAGATGACGGCCATTACGGAATCCTGACCGCCGCAACCGAGATGCTGGCCACGGTCGAATACTGGACCGCCTGGGTTCCGACGCCGTACACGTTGTCCGGTACCGGGATGATTGCCAGGCCGGGAGCCAGGCCAGTCGGCCCAACACCGGCAGGCACGGTAACCACACGGTTGGAGACCGCAAGGCCGTCATAGGTGGGGGTCACCGGGAGAACAACAGTCATCGACGCCGTAGTGGACATGTTCGCTACCAGAAGGCCGATGCCCTGGCCAGTCGGGACCAGGTCTCCAACGGTCCCGCCGGGGGCAACTGTGGTGATGGCAGCCCCAGCGTGCGGGGGGCCTTGGAGTGCATAGGTGGTCATACCCGTCGCCTTTCGACTTTTCCTGGTATGAACTCTAACCCACCGAAGGCAAAGGCAAAGGCTGCGCCGCGGTAGCGCAGCAGTACGTATTGCTGCGCTACCATCGGGGAATGGATACTGCTGGGCCAGAACCGGCCCCGAAGTGGTGCCCAGGGTGCCAGCGATGGCTGGAGCTGAACGAGTTTCAGCGGAACAAAGCCCAGGCAGACGGCTTGCAGACGCACTGCAAAGACTGCCGCTGGCGAATAGACCAGAACCGGAAAGAGAAGCTCCGCGCGTACGAGCACAAGTACCGGATGACCCGCAAGCGAGCTGAGTCCCTACTGCTGACTCCATCCCTCGCACCTGATGCCGAAAGTGACCACGTTCAGCAGGCCGCGCCGGTCCAGAACAGGGAAGTATGACACGGAGGTGCCCATCGTGGCCCGCTTCACCGTGCCGAGAAGCCACTGGGGGCCTTGCAGAATCTGCCCTATATATTTCAGGTTCTGATACGCCGTACGGCGGCCCGTGGATATGTCCAGAC